GTGTGGACCTGCGCCTGCATGAAGGTTGTCCCGCCCGTGGTGGCAAGCACGCGGGTCGGCGTCGTGATAAGGCCATGCGTCACGGTCAGGTCGCCAGAACCGTCCGTTGTGCCGCTTGCCGTGCCGCGTGACTGCGTCGGATAGCCGGACAGGTCTCGGATTGTCGTGTTCGTTCCTGCGTCGAGGATGTTCAGGTTGTTCTCGACAACGCCGCCACGGATTTTGACGTCTGTCGCGCCTGCGACGATCTGACCTGCGCGCGTGACGCTGTTGGTCATCGTCATATTGTCAATCTCAAGATTGGCAACAGTCGCAGCGGCGACAAATGCTTCATCGCATCCGTCAGCAGAGCAACCGATCAGCTTGCCTCGGTCGCTCGTGACGTTGAAGCCGGTGTCGCCAGCATCAAGTACCTTGCACCCTGTCAGCACGAAGTCGTGGCTGGTTGAGTCAAAAACAAAGCCGTCATCAGCACAATCTTTAACGACAATGCCCGTCCCCATGAAATGCGCAGCTTCAGCGCAGATCACGCCATCCTGCCCGCCTTCGACATAGCCGTTGGTCGCCTTAACATACTGACCGGCAATGTAGAGGCCCTGCCCCGCCGTCGCGGTTCCCATGTTGATCTGGAAGTTGACGAGGTTGGAGTACCGGCCGCCAGGACCGTTGCCGTTGATTGCAAGGTCATCCTGCCTGAAACGTATCCCGGCGCAGTTGTCGCTGCCCGGATTGCGGACGATGATGTTGGACACGTTGAACGGGCCGCGAATATCCACAGCGGCTTGCTGGTCAACACTCGTTGCAAGCGCCCATTCCTCCACGACAATGTCATCCATTGTCAGAATGTCGTTCGGCTCTGTTGAAAATGCGCGGTTCTTGAAGTCGAACCCGTCGCCGCCAATCCGGCTCAGGATGCCGTGACGAATAAAACACCGCGTCAGAGTTCCGGCCTGGTGGCCGATACCGTAGGCAAACGCTTCCTTGACCCTGAAATCCTCAATGGTGATGTCATCGCAGGAAGCGGTGCGGATGCCGTGCGATCCGCTGGGATTGTTGTCGCGGTTGCCGTCAACCGTGATGCCGCGCAGCCCGACATTAGACACGCCGTTAAAGTGGACTACCGCTGTCCCGGCTATGTTGGCCTTGAGCTTGAGCGTCACCACATCGCGCGAAACGCCGACAAGGAAAACGTTCGAAAGTACCTCAATGCCGACACTGACATTGCCGACAATGTATGTACCAGCGGGGAAAAACACGACACCACCACCCGCCGCGTTACAAGCCACAATCGCCCGGTTGATTGCATCGTGATCGTCGGTAACGCCATCGCCAACAGCGGGATCGCCGCCCCAGCCAGCCTTGACGTTGAAGACGTCACTCATCCATGCCGGCAGCGTGCGCCCTATCGTGGCGCCTGTTGGGATCACCGACAGGCTGCTGACATTGTCCAGAACGTAATTGCTCAGCGTATAGAGCGACGTCTTGCGAGTGTCGCTGTTGGCGACGCGCCATACCGGGAAGAGGTCTCCTGCGGCGAGCGTGTCAGTTGAGGAAAGATCGTTAATGCTTGCCATCAGCTTTGCAGGTCCAGCACATCGTCAGGCCCAACCGTGAGCCCGCGTTCTTCTTCCGACAGGAACGGATCACCGTTGAAGCGCCAGTACTTCGTACCAGCGCCAGCCGGAACCGCGTTAACGTCAATGCGCTTCTCGAGCACGTTCGAACGCCGGCTGAGAAGCGCCATGTATGCGCTACGGGCTGACGCCTTCGTGTCCGGGGAGACGGTCTTGCCCAGCATTGGGGCAAGGCGAATGGCAAGGTTGCTGACGATGGCTTCAATGGCCTCGTCCGTGACGTTGCTGTCCTGATCCAGATCCGACCCGGACGGATTGTCGGTCAGCGGGTAGCCAATGCGCAGGCCCCGGCTGTTCCACGTCGCCATCATGTTGTCGAGGCGGCGCAAACCGGCCTGAAACTGTTCGGGCTGCAGGTCGAAAGCGTAGGACGCAAGGCCTACCTCTTCGAATGCGTTCTGCACGAGTTCGCGCTTGGTCCAGCTCACGGTTGGGGCTCCGGATCAGGGGCAGGCTCTGGCGTCGGTTCCGGCGTCGGCTCTAGCGCAGCCTCAGCCGCTTCCTGCGCCTCAAGCGCCTCGATAATCTTGTTGGCCAAGGTCTTGTCCGACCAGCGCTTGTCAACCGTTAGGCCGATCTCTGCAGCCTTGGTCAGCATCTCGTTACGTGTCGGCGGGGCGTCTTCTGGAATTTCTTTAATGACTTCGAAGGATGGCGCTTCTGGCGCGGGCTTGAGATAGGCGTCAACCGCCTCAACCAGCGTGGCAAACCAGCCATCGGCCAGCGCCTTGTCAAAGGCTTTTTGATCGGTGACGCCAATGCTCTGATAAGTCGTGTGCGGAGGCCCCCAGCGATCTCCAGGGCAGCGATAGACGATGGTCGGGAAGTCGGTCATTTCGCTTTCCGCTTTGCTTTCTTCGCCGTGCTGAGAGCAATGGCAATCGCCTGCTTCTGCGGCTTGCCCGCCTTCATCTCGGTGGAAATGTTCTTGGAAATCGTCTTCTGGCTATAGCCCTTCTTCAACGGCATGCGTCTCTCCCAAAGTGGTGGGGGCGGGCTTGTGACCCGCCCCCGAAGGTTAGCCGAGGCGATACGAAACGAACGTATTCGCCGCAGTCTTCCGGGTACGGAGACGCAAGGCGTTCCCGTGGATCAGGCCCGTTGTCGAGTGCGCCGACTGGCAGATCATCGTGCCAACCACGGTATGATCCGTGTTGGCCGTGATCGTAATCGTATCCGCAGCCGCAGCCGACAGGTTAATCAGCGTCCAGTCAAAGTATTCATCGACTAGGAACGTGCCCGCCGCATCAAGCAGCGTGCCGGTCGGCAGGGTGTAAGCCTGCGTTGCGCCCGCTGCATGAGTGCCGGTGACGAGCCCGGTCAGAAGTTCGGCCGCCGTCAGTGTGACGGCAGTCGTCTCCGCGTTCGGCGTGACCTGAACGCCGTTGGCAATCCGGCCCTGCTTCACGACCGGGTCCGTACCCACTTCGTAGAAAGTCGGCAGGCCGCCGCCCGCGTCGATGACGATGGTGGCGCCGCCGGTGTAGGTCCCGAACACGGTCTGACCGTTGATCACAGTGCCGATCAGGGTCGTGTTGTCCGGATAGTTGGCAAAGCCGGACGTCCGGTAGACGTTGACCAGGCCTTGAGAGTAGACCGCCACTTTTTGCGTTGCGGTGAGAGTGACGGAGACACGGCCGCCGCCGGTGAGAAAGGAACTCATGTGCGATTGCTCCGTTAGGTCTGGCTGAACATGATGATGCCGGACATCATCGGCTGCTTGTTGACGACACCGTACAGGGTATCAAGCCTGTACTTGGTACGCATCGTGTTGATGTCATACTGCTTCTGCATGACCAGTTCGATGCCCTGGTCAGTCGAAGCACGCATCACGGCCGCGCCCGCATCGGTCGGGACTGCATAGCGACCCGGCAGGATCTCGATGCTGTCCTTGTACCAGAACGGGTTCATGAAGTTCGTCACGGTGTTGAGGAAGGTAATCGCCGCGTTAGACGCCGTCGCAGAGAAGGTGCAGTTCTGGTACTGGATTTCAGCATCGGAACCGCCCTGCGCCGAGATGATCGGCGGGGAGATCACAAGCGTCGTCGAGGACGGCACGGAGATAACGCGGAACGTCATCGGCTGGCCAGTGTCCTGCTTGGTGATCAGATGCACCGAGTTGCAGTTTGCAATCGTGAACGCATCGCCCGCCGCCACGGAGGTCGTGGAGCTGATAGTGATGGTCTGATAGCGGTTATCAACGTTCGACGTCTCGCCGGTCGTGGCGACCGAAGTCGCCTTCGGAACCCAGTAGTTGCCAGCAGCTACAAGCGTGCTCATGGTCAGGCCAGCGCCGCCGGCCGCAGCCGTCTTGCGGTTGGCGTAGTCCAGCTTGTAGGTATCAAACGAAGCGACACGGCCAACGAAGCCCGCACGCAGCGCCTCATCTGAAATGCTGTTGCCGAACGAACGTGTTGACACGGCGAGGTTGGACGCCATGCCGTTGTAATCGCGCGTGCTCAGGGCGAGATAGCGGTCCTCCATCTGCACGCCGCGTTCGTTCATGATAGCTTCGCACAGGGCGACATCATCAAAACCCGCAGCCGCCGCAGAGCGCTTGACGAAAAGCGTGCCCTGGTTGGCGGCGACGGTCATAACAGACACGTTGATGTCTGACGCCAGTTTCTGCTTGGCAGCATCGCCAAGGCGACCTTCCTGCAGGGCGTCACGCAGTTCGGTTGCGGTCAGCACAAACGGGACTGAGCGCTGAAAACCGATGGTAGCAGGGACAGACAGCTGCGTGTAATCGTCGAAGTTCGTGGTCATGTCGGTGCCGGCGTAGCTCGTCGCAATGTACGGCTGTGGGCGCCACATGATGTTATTTGTGCGTTCCATCGTCGTCTGGTCCGTGTTGAACACAGCGACGTTACGGGAGAGCACGAGAGCATCCTGAAAACCTTCAAGGATGTTTTCGAACGCAACCCGTTCTTCTTTGCTAAAACCGTTAGGCATTGTTCCTTGTCCTTGTTAACCGCGCTTCTGCTGACGCTTGTAGGCCATGACCTTCGTCATATCGCCCGTCTTCGCCGCTTCATCGCGCAGTCGTTCCAATGTGTTGTCTATGGCCCCTGATTTCGGAGCGTTGCCGCTCACGATCTTCTCAGGCGCCGCAGACGGCTTGCGTTGTGTGACTTTCAAAGTTGCCTCCAGCCTTCCAATTGCCGCAGCAAATGCGACCGGGTTTGTAATCGCGGCCAGTTCAGCCGCCTTTTTTGGGTTCTTGCCTAGCGCGTAGATCAACAGTGCAGGCTTTTCCGCGCCGTCGAGGATGATGCCCTGCTGGGTCGTGGATAGCGTGTCTGCAATGACTGCCTCGGCATCTTCAAAGTCGCGAGCCTTGAGTTCTGCCTTGGCGGTATTGTAGCCGGT